AGTATTCTTTTCATTAACATTTGAAGGAACAGGATCAGGTGCAAATTACGTAACTGGTAGAGGATTTATAGGTGGATTAGCACCTACAAGTTCTATTGACCAAGCGGTTTTCATCTCACCTTGTGAACTGATTATAAATGGCGAGATAACTAAATCTGTAATTTAATTAGGTGATTTAGACCAAATAGTTAAGGAGTGCCTTCGGGCACTCCACTTTAAGGAGAATACATGGCGTATACTAAATTTTTAAGAAATTTTGATGCTAATGGAGTCTGGACTAAAGACAGCAGACAAATTCGTGTTGAAGAAAACGGTAAAATCGTTGAAGTTGATATGGATGAATATGCTAAGAAACATGGTATAGAATTACCAGATAGCAAAAAATTTAAAAAACAAATAAATAAAGATATAGAGGAAAAAAGTTATGGAGATTTGGGACAAACATCAGACGAGGGAAGTGCTGAAGAGCATGGAAACGGAGATAGCGAAGGCTCAGAATGAACTTAGATGTGCAGGTGGCGATATAGCCAAAGCACATAAACGTATTGCATTTTGTTTAAGTGCATTACATAATTTGAAAAAAAGAGATATAAAGGAATAAAGATATGAAATTAAAAGAATTAGCAACAAAACCACAATTAGTAAAAATTGTATTAGATGACAAAGATATTGTTAAAGAATATAATGAACCACTAGAATTTTACGTTTACGACAAACAACCCTTAGCAGACTTTGTTAAGTTCTCAGTAACCTCACAAGAAGATTCAAATTATGGAGAAATGATAGATTTCTGCAGTAATATGATATTGGATGAAGCAGGTGAAAAGATTATGCAAGAAGGCCATTTGTTACCAAACAGTATTCTAGTTAAATGTGTAAACGAAGTAGTTAAACAACTGGGAAAGTAACAGGCAGTACTGTAGACGAAAAGACACCTGAAACACAAACAGCATTAATGATAGATGCACTTGGTGAAAGATATGGAAAATTACCAAGCGAAGTGTTAGATAAGGCTAGTACATTTGATTTACAAGTATACGATATTGCGGTGTCTTACAGGAACTGGTTAGAAAAGAAAGCCAACACTAAAGACGCAAATGAATTGTACGACCCTAATGATTTAGAAAAAATGATGAAGGATTTTAAGGAAAGTAGAGGAAATGGCTAAAAGTGGAATGAAATTAAATGAAGCAGATCTAAAAAAATTAGAAAGAGAAATTATATCTGCTACAGAAAATGCTATGGACGATACTTATAATTTTTATAAAAAGAAAACACCAATTAAAAGTGGAAATGCTAGAAGAAAAACAAAATATACAAAATCATCAGACAGATATAAAATTAATTCTGATTATGATTATGCAGAAAGGTTAGATGAAGGTTTTAGTAAACAAGCGCCAAAAGGATTTACAGATCCTTCTTTTGATTACTTAGAAAAACAAATAACATCTAGATTTAAGAGAATATAGGAGTAATAATGGCTAATATAAGAGCGTCATTACAATTAGACACAAAAAAAGCAGAAAAAAGTGTAGATAGATTAGGCGGAGCCCTTAAGGCACTTGCAAGTGCGGCCGCTGTAAAAGCCACTCTGGATTTAGCAAATGTCTTTCAAAACCTAAACAACAGATTATTAGCAGTAACTAAAAGTAATGCTGATTATTTACAAGCACAAAAAGACGTAGAAGCAATAGCAAAAAGCACAAGAAGTTCATTAGCCGCTACAGGAGATCTGTATGCTTCTCTAACGATCGCTTCTGAAGACTTAGGACTTAAACAACAAGATGTTGCAGATATAACAGAAGTATTCTCAAAGACCCTTAAAATATCAGGTGCTGAAACAGGTGCGGCGGCTGGAGCAATGGTACAGTTCGGCCAAGCATTAGCATCAGGCGTCTTACGTGGTGACGAATTTAATAGTATAAATGAAACAAACAGTAAATTCATGGGTGAATTTGCAGATATACTAGGTGTTACTCGTGGTGAATTGCGTAAAATGGCAGAACAAGGGCTTTTAACAGCAGATGTGTTAAGTGAAGCCGCTCTTATAATGGGTGAAGCAGTAGATGAAGACTTTGGTAAAACATTACCCACAATATTTGAACAATTTGAGAATATAAGAACAGAATTTATACTTTTATTACAAAAATTTGAAGAAGCAACTGGTGTATTTGCCTTCCTAGGCAGAATGATTAAATTAGTTGGCGATAATATGCTTACAGTATTAGGTATTGCCGGCACATTGTTCAGTATTAAAATTATACAAGGTATATACACATTTACAAAAGGTATAATATCGGCCGCAGTTGCAGTTAGAACACTTGCAACAGCAGAAGCGGCCGCTTTAGCATTTGCCGGACCTGCAGGTTGGGCCGCATTAGCAACTGGTGTTGCGGCATTTGGTGCTACATTATTTGCTGTAAATGTTATCGCAAATCGAAACACAGAAGAAATTACAAATCAAAAGGATGAATTAGAAGGTTTATTAGATACATATAAAGAATTTGGACAATTAGATCCTGAAGCATTCGTAGGACCTCCATTACCTGAAGGTATGCAAAAGAAACGTGATGAGGAAAGAATTAAAAAATTACGTGAAGAAATAGCCTTAAATGCAAAAAAAGAAGCACAAAAACGAGAAGAAGAACGTAAGGCAAAAGAACTTAGCAGAATAATTGCTAGAGATTTAGAAAAAGCAAAAGAAATTGTTATACAAAATACAAACGATTTAAATTTAACTAAAGAACAATTAATATTAGAAGGTCAATTATTTGGTTTAACTGAAGATGAAAAAGAATTAAAAACAGCAGTATTTAATATTGAAAAGCAACGTGCTGATGCATTAGCAGACATACAATCTTTACAATTAGATAAAGATCCTGCTAGGAATTTACAATTACAATTAGAAAAGATTGCAGAAATAAACGGTTTATATGATGAGCAAATACAAAAAATAAAAGAAATTATTACAGCGAATCAAGTGGCAGCAGACGATTTGTTGAACAGAATTAAAGAAGGTTTAGAACAAGCAGGTATAGGCGATTTTGTCACAACACTTGCTGATGGATTAGTTCAAGCAGTTGCTATGTTTGAAGACAGTCTAGCAGATGCTATTGTACAGGGTAAAGCAGACTTTAGCGATTTAGGAGACTTCTTAAAACAAGTATTAGCAAAAGCAATGGTACAAAAGTTCATTACAGGCCCTATTATGGGACTGTTTGGACTTGCAAAAGGTGGACCAGCAAAAGCAGGACAACCATATATTATTGGTGAAGAAGGTCCTGAGATCTTTGTGCCTAAACAAAGTGGAGTAGTGTTACCAAATAGTGCTTTACAGGGTATGAATGCAGGAGGGCCTGGTATAATGGCAGGAGGTACAACTGTTAATTACAACATACAAGCCGTTGATGCACCTTCATTCCAACAGTTAGTTGCAAGAGATCCTGAATTTATATTTAACGTTAGCAGAGCAGGTTCAAGAAGAACACCAGCATAGGAGATAAACAGTGAGTCTACAAACAATTATAGATAACGCAACTTATGTAGAATTTGACATAAGAGAACAAAGTGGTAGCACACTATCACGTAGTGGTCATTATAAAACAGCAGACCGAAATGTCAATGTTTATTCTTTTACTGTGGGTATGCATAATGGTTTAACATATAGCACAAATAGATCAGTTATACAGGATTTATATACTACAGGTAGCACAAACGAGGCTAACATAAGTCTAAATAATAACAGTGGTATGAACTATTTGACTGAATATCAGGGTTCATTAAGCAGTGGACAACAAGCAGAAGTTACGTTAAACAGCACATTTGGTAGTGAAATATATGTGGATACTACAGGTGTTACAGGTAATGTTTCTGGATATACACATTTAGTAAAAAAAGGTGACTTTATACAACCCAAAGGCAACACAGATACCTATAGATATCCTTATCAAGTAACTAGTGATGTTGCTTGGAGTAGTGCCGCAAATATTACTATACCTGTACATAGACCCATATTAAGTCAGGACGGTGTTGCACTAACAAGTGGTGGTGCAAAGTTCGGTAATGATGTAAGGTGGCAAGTTAAGATAACCAACCTACCCAAATACACCATTGCACCACACGATTTACTACAATTTTCAGCAGATTTTGAATTAATTGAGGTTATAACTTAATGGCAACAACAATTACGCCAGTACAACAGGATCATATATCAAGTTGTTTGTTGATTGATCTTACATTGAACTCAACTACATACTATATAAGTAGTGCTTATAAGCCAATTACATATAACACAAATACATATACTGAATTAGGTTCTTTCCTACAAGTCTCAGACTTTCAAGAAGACATAAGAACAACAAATGGTGATATATCCTTAACATTAGGTGGTATACCTTCAGAACAAAATTATCTAAGTCTTATTTTAACAACACCAGTTAAAGGTGGTAACATAAGTGTATACAGAGGCTTTTATGATACTACAACACACGAATTAGATACTAGTCAAGTATATAAACGTTTCCAAGGTGTTATAACTAACTTTGCAATACAGGAAGACTTTCAACCAGGTCAAACACTTACTAATTCAGTTACAGTGACGTGTGCAAGTATAAACAGTCTATTGGAAAACAGAATAGCAGGTCAAAGAACAAACCCACAAGACAGAGAAAGATTGTTTCCTAACGATGCAGTATTTGATCGTGTACCAGAATTATTTAACATATCATTTGACTTCGGTAAAGAATACCAAGGCTACGGTTACGGTGGTGGCGGAGGCCGTGGTGGCGGAGGCGGTGGCGGCCGAAATAAAAGAATTAGAGACGAACAACAAAGATAATGAAAGTAAGAAACGCACAAATAAAAGACTATGATGATATCAAAAGACTAATGATAGACTTTGCCAATTTTAATCCTGTTGAAGATTTACGCAATCCTCAGTATGACTTTGTTCACGTAAATAACGTCATAGACCACATACTTAAAACAGGTATTGCTTTGGTATGTATAGAACACGATAGGGTAGTAGGAATGCTCTTAGCAACTATACAAGGCGATTTATGGTTACCACATGTAAAACGTATGACTGAAGTTGCTTGGTGGGTAGAAGAAGAATATAGAGGCACATCAGCAGGCGCAAGATTACTTAATAGATATATTGCAATAGGTATAGAAGCAAAAGACAAAGGCCATATATCTAATTTTACATTAACAACATTAGCAACTACTCCAGACCTTAAGTTAGAACAAAGAGGCTGGGAGGCTATAGACTATAATTGGGCATTTAGAGGATAAGCAATGGCAGTATTTACAGCAATAGCGACAGCAATAGTAGGAGCAGTAGGCTTAACAGGTGTTTTAGCCACAATTGCTACATCTGTTATTGCAGGTGGACTTGCTTATGGTACAGCAAGAGCGTTAGGGGTATTTAAACCGCCTTCATTTGATCAAGGCACAGATCCTGGTACCAGTATTCAGTTACCACCAGCAACAGATAACAAATTACCTGTATTATATGGACAAGCCTTTACTAGTGGCCCTATATTTGACGCCGCAATTAGTAATGAAAACAAAACAATGACATATTGTATTGCATTATCAGAAGAAACAACTACAGGAACCTTTAGTTGTAGTGAAATATTTATGAATGATGTTAAATTAGTGTTTACTGGTAATACTGTAACAAGTCACGTAGATCCTAACCAAAGTACAGATACAACATATAATGGTAATGTGCGTGTAAACATATATCAAGGTGGTAGTAGTGGCAGTGATGTTATATTTCCAACATCAGGAACAGGTAGTACAACAGCCGCAACAAGTATAGTACCACATTGGGGTGTAAACCATACCGCAAACGCAATGGTATATGCTGTTATGCAAATTGATTATGATGCTGAAAACGGACTAAGTGGTTTACCACAAATGACATTTAAGATGAATAACACACTTAACAATCCTGGTGATGTGTTATTTGATTACTTAACTAATGATCGTTATGGTGCAGGTTTATCAAATGCACAAATAGATATAACTAGTATAACAGGTACAGCCAATACAGCAATGAAAGGTTACAGTGATGAACTTGTTAATTATACAAATGCAAGTAATGTAAGTACAACACTAAAACGTTATCAGATTAATGGTATGTTAAGTACATTTGATACTTGTTCAACGAATATAGATAAAATATGTCAGTCAGCAGGTACTTTCTTCTCATTTAATGTAAAAGAAGGCCAGTTCAAAGCAATACCGAACAGAGCACTTAGTACAGCAGAAAAGGCTAATTGTTTAGTGTATAACGATGATAACATAGTTAGCAAAATAGATATAAGTTCAACAGAATTATACTCGTTATATAATGGTGTTGAAGTTGAATTTATGGATCAACAACGTAAAGATCAAACAAATACCGTAAAAATAACAACACCAGCAGGTGATAGAAACGCAAATGAACCAGATAATGTTTTAAATTATAAATTAGATATGATTAACGACAATGTGAGAGCAGAGATACTAGCAAACATTGACCTTAATCAAAGCAGAGTAGGAACAGTAATACAATTCGTTAGTGATTTTAGCGGTATACAATCAGATGTAGGTGATGTTATAAAAGTAACAAATGATCTATATGGTTGGAGTGACAAATTATTCCGTGTTATGAGGGTAACAGAACAACAAGACGAATCAGGTATGGTTACAGCACAAATAAGTGCTATTGAATACAGTGATGATTATTATGTACACCCTGTTTTAACAGAAACACCTGATTTAGGAATTATAGATTTACCAAGATTACCCATTATACCACCTATATACATACCAGAAGTATATCAAGGAAATTATGCAAACGTTGCCGCATTACCAGGTTCTGTATTTGGTAATGTTATTGTTAATGATGCAATGAAAACATTTGGTGCCGGCACTCAGTTGACAGATAATCCAGCGGCAAATACTAGTGTAGTATCAGGAACAACATATTTAGATATTATACCAGAAGAAAGTTATGATATTACAGGTGCTGACGTAGGAGATTATGAAGTTACCAGTAAAGCAACACTAGGGGGAACTGTTAGTGGTGCATATGATGTTGCATTTAGACACCAAGTTAAATTAAGATTTGCAAATACTACAGCAACAGTAAGTAATGTTACAACTACAGCAGGTGGTACAGCAATATTAGGCTTTGACCAGGCGGCACCACCATTAATTGCAAGTAACAAATTAAGTATTGATCCAACAAGTTATGGTTTACCAGCAGACATGAAACCTGTGTTAGCAAATGTTGTTTTACAAGGATATTCAACAGTAGGAACAAGTAATGCCGCACTAAGATCATTTAACAATTTAAATTATCAAATGATTCGTGTTACTAAAGGTGAGAAATAATGTATAGAACGTTTTATTATAGAGACACAGGCAAATTAATTATAAGCAGACGTATGAGTGACGAAATGGTAGCAGAAAGACTTGCATATCACACTGATCAAGCATGTTTAGATGTTCCTTGTATGGAAATAGACAATTATAAGGTAAATTTAGATACATTACAGTTAGAAGCAGTCACAAACACAGAAGATTTACAACATTGGTTAAGAGTAAACAGAAATACAAATTTAAAAATGTGTGACTGGACTCAGGCCGCAGATTCTCCTTTATCGGATACAAAAAAAGCAGAATGGGCCACATACAGACAAGCACTTAGAGACTTACCAAACAGTTATACTACATTGTCTAACAAAGATGATGTAGTATGGCCTACACCACCGGCCTAAATTGACGATTTAGATAAATATAACATAATGCTTTTAAACGAACACGTTTAAAGGAAGTCCAATAGGAGCGATATATGAGCGGAAGGCTTTTAGATTTTAAAAATTACGTTGGCGGTGCTGATAATGTTCAAGTCCTTGAACTATTCCCGTCAAGTCAAAAAACATTTACATACGATTATAATACCGATATAACATCTTATACTTTTTCTGCAGATTATCAAACGATAGTTGTAGACACACTAACATATAATGTAAGTGATGGTAATCCTAATTTTACAAATAGTGTTGTAGTAGGATCTTTTGCAAATGCAGAAATAAATGCAAACAATATCGTAGTTACAAGTAACACAGAAGGCTTAGTTAATTTTACTATACCTGCACAAAGATATACTGGTAATATTATACCAGACGCTCGTGCCAATGTCGCAATAACTGTGGTGTCTTTTAAATGGACAGACACAGGTGTAACACCAAATACAACAGAAAGTCACAGATGGGCTATTTTAGAAAGATTTGAACCAGATGTTACAATAGGAAATCCTAGATTATCAACAGGTTTTACTGAAATACCAACATCCTAGGAGATTAAATGGCTAACGTAATTTATGCCAACAGCACAATATCCAATATTACGGTTACTAGTTCGCCTAGTAATGTAACGGTCACAGATTCAGATACCGGTGATACTGTAAATGTTACAGTAAGTAATACTACAGTAAATGTAGGTGCTACCACAGTAAATGTTGAAGTAGGCGAATTCTCAATAGTTAGTGATGACAGAATCAGAGCATCATTAAGTGCAACACAACCTATACTATTTTCCAACACTACTGGTGTAATAAGTACTAGCCTTAATGGTGGACAAGCCATTACTCTAACAGATTCAACAGGCGAAATAAAAGTTGATTATAACAATGCAAATATTTTAATCAATGATATAAATGTTTTAGACGGCGATGGAAATACAGATACTGGATTTTACGAAACAAAAGTATTACCAGCAAATTTAAGATATCAAGATACTGTACTAGTAGAAAATGCTAATGGTACAGCAAGTGTACACAATCCAGTACGTTATTTTAGAGCAAAAGTAAACAACACATCTGGTTTTGCCAGAGTCAGTGCTGTTTATATCAAAAATGTCGTATCAAATGCAAACGTAAATTACTTTGAAGTAGATGTGTGTGATGCTAATGATATAACTACTATGCCTTGCGTAGGTATAACTGATAATGTTGTATATAACGATGGTGATTGGTGTAATGTTTTAATAGGAGGACAATTAGTTGTTGATTATGATTATCTTAATATAAGAACTGGTCAGGGATTCCCTTCAACAATAGTAGTAGCAGACAGTAATAGACCTATAAATGGAAGCATACAACCTAATTTTGCTACAGCACATGGATGGGTACCTGAATATAACGTAGGTGGCAGTTATAGTAATAACAAACATGAACCTAAAACCAGGCAAGTATTAGGTAGTATATTAGCACCTTCACATAATGGGTTGGCTCCACCAATAGCGGCATGGGATCCAGATAATGTATTTGCAACAGATGGACATTTAGAAGATTGGAAAAGAAATTTCCGTGATTATGCTATTATAGATATAAACATACATGCACCTGATATCCTTATCGGTAATGCAATCATAGATGGTTCAAATGTACAAATATACAATGACGGTGATATAACTTTATTAAAATCCGATTTCGGTACAGGTAGCACTAGAGGATTAACCGCAGATTATTTAAAAATAGATTTAAGTAAACAAGCAACTCAGGGAGGTGCAGGAAGTCTAGATTTCAAAATAAGTTATAATGATAGTCTCAATACATCAAATACTGAAAACATATTTGCCTTAGGTACTACATTTAATGCAGGACCGCAATTTACATATTGGTCATTTGATAAAATGGCAAATACAGACTTGTATTTAAATAGAAACAATTCTTTGCATCCTAGCCTGTCACCATCAACATCTAATTTAATTATAGGTGCAAATGTTATATTTGAAGAGAACTTAACAGTATCAGATACTGTTACAGCAACTTCATTTAGCGGAGATGGTTTAAATATAACAGGCCTTACAACTGATATAGTATCAGAAGGCGCAAATTTATATTATACAGATGCCAGAAGCAGAGCGGCTGTAAGTGTCACACAGGCAAGTGCCAGTGGCGCAGGAACTTTAGCATATAACAATGGAACAGGTGTGTTTACATATACACCACCAGACTTATCAGCATTTGGCTTAACAAATGCACAGGCACAGGCATATATACAAGACAATGGATTAAATGGTAGTGGTGATATCACTATGACAGGCACAG